AGTATCATTGACAAAAAATCTCATCACCGTAGGCTTACGGCCACGTTCTACTCTATATTTGTTACCACCTTGTTCAAAGGTCAAGGTCACTAACATATTTTTGTTATTGATCTTGTTAATGAGATTGTCTTTTTTGATACTTGTTAGTGCTTGGCCGTAGAGCGCATAACTTAGAGCATTGACGATTGTGGTTTTTCCTGTGCCGTTACGGCTACCTGAATCATCACCTCCCTGGTCTAAATTTTCGCCCAATACTAAAGTTAATTGCTCTCGGCCAAAATCGACAGCCTGGGTTTGATTACCCACGCTCATAAAATTTTTAACAGTTAATTCTTTTAAACGAATCATAAGTTGTTGTATATTTCCAGTAGTCTCTTCTTATCAATGTTATTACTTTCGATTCCAAGTAATTGATTGATTACAATTTCATCTACACTTTCAAAAGCCTTAATGTCGATGTTAGTTTCTATTTCTAGTTCTTTCTTTTCTGGTATCAAAGTTAATTCTCTAATTTCATAGTTGGCATAAAAGTTTTCTTTGATAAAGTTTGCTTCTTCATAGCTGATATCAATGTCGATAGCTACACGCAGATGCATCTTAGGTTTGATAATTTTGTCAGCTTCGTCGATTAGTTGGCTTAGTTTTACAGTTCTAAATGTAGGCTGTTCATTCCATCCAATGTGCCAAGGATCCTCTCCCCAAGACATAATGGTCATTCCACGCTCATCATCCCAGCTGTCTGAGTAGTTGTGAGGGAAAGCATTGCCAATATACATCATATTTTGTTTGTGCTGACGCTTATGGAAGTGTCCGCTAAAGCCACGTTCATATTGTTTGAAGTGTTCTAGTTGTATTTCACCGTGATCCGGCATCTGAACCATGGCATTCATGTAGAACAAGGGCAGTTCAAAGTGTCCAAAGATGTATTGTGCTTCATTTTTCTGAATCTTTTTCCATTCGTCGCCTACCAGCCAAGGACACATAGTTACATTATCTATGGTCATAGGCTTATCCACAATGGTGATGCCAGGAACATACTTTCCAAACTCTACGCTATGAATATCTCGTTTGTCTTTATAGTATAAATCGTGATTCCCAGGAAAGAAGAAAAACTGATCAAATGCTTTTCCAAGTTTTTCTAGCGCTCTAAGGCTATAATCCATAGTAGTAATATTAAGACTATTACGATTATGATGCCAATCACCAAGAAACATTCCAGTATCACATCCATGAAATTTCGCCTGTTCAATATACCAATCTACGAAATCTAGGCAATCTTGATTATGTGTATGACTGTTTGATTTTAAACCAAAATGTATGTCTGTAAAAAGTGCTACTTTATCAAATAGATTACTCATCTAGCCTCCGTTGGTCAAGTATAACTGATATAGTTTCTAAAATCAATCTTCTTGGCTTTCGTATCTTTTAATAGCGGCAGCGTGTTCGCCTTCACTGGTGCGGCTATAACTTGGGTTCATTCCATTCATTTCTAGTAGATCATCACGTATAACCTGATTACGCTTTTCTATATTGATAATTCTCACAAAGCTATTAGTCACTGCCGCAGTAAAATAAGCGAATGGATTATTTGATTTTGACTCATCGAACTGTAGACCTATCTGTGTTAGCTGTAGTATGGCCTGTCCTTTCATTTCATCGTTATAGGTATAGCCTCGAACATTACCTCGTGTAGCGTAGCGTTCGCATAATTTAATATACATACGAGCTAGATTATTGGTTATTTGTCCGTGTTCTTTGTTAAATTTACCTTTTTCTATAGTGCCTTTCCAATGGCTTTTACCGACACAAACAAGTATATCTTCTTCGTTAAATTTCCAATGTTGAAAAGGTGGAAAGTTTACTTTATCACGTCCGTCCGCTTCACTTTTGGGATTTTTCTTTCTTGTTGTGTTTAACGGTATGTGTTCATAGGTCATAATACGAAAAACTAAGTCTTGTTTTTGTATTTTTTTATAATCAATTTCACAATCTGCCTGTTTTATTTTTTCCCCAGCCAGTTTTCTACGTTCAAAATCCTGTTGTCCTAGTCTTTTGGCACGATTACGCTTGGCTTCTGCTATAGTTCTGATATTGATCTTATCCACTGTAGGTAGAATAATATCGTATTGGTGATATTCTTTTTGAACAAATGAACAAAATGTATTTTTACTTTTGTGTATTTCGTCTAATAAATCTTTATTGTTTAGATAGTTAACTTTAGTCATATAAATCCTTTGTAACAATTATAAACTACGCAGTTAATTTTGTCAACTAAATAATTTAAGGAGAGTAATATGGGTTTGTTCGATTCGGTTCTAGGTGTAGGTCAAACTTTAGGCACTGTAGCAAATACTTTAGGTTCCGGAGTACAAGGTGCATTAGGGACTGTTGGAAGAATTGCTGGAGCACTTAATAATTTATCTAATCCAGCTGGTATTGTTAGTGCTTTACGAAGTGTAAATATTCCAAGTGGTGCCAACCCTTCTTATAATGCTCCAGGGGCAAGTGCTAGTATGGGCGGAGATGAAAGCAGCGGAGACTGGCGTGTTAAACTAAGCATTCCTCAGAACGATAACTTTAGAAGCAGCCCAGTTCTTAGACCATTAATTAATGCAGGAGGTTTAATATTTCCTTATACTCCTACTATAACTATACAAGGTTCTGCTGCGTATGAAACTACTCCTATCACTCATCAAAATTATAGCTATTATAATTATGTGAATAGCCAGGCTAGCACTATTAATATATCAGGACCGTTTAACGTAGAAGATGCCATTCAAGCACAATATTGGATAGCAGTAATTCATTATTTAAGAAGTGTCACTAAAATGTTTACCGGAGAAAGTCAAGATGCCGGAAATCCTCCACCTATGGTATATTTAAATGGATACGGAGATTATGTCTTTAAGAATATTCCAGTAATTATAACAAGTTTTACTGTTGAACTGCCTCAAGATGTAGCTTATATTGCTACAACTGTTGGAGCACAAGGTCCTACTTCAGGATTTGGAGCAGCATCAGGAGGAGCTAATCAAACAGTAGAAAATAGTGCTCACATGCTAGGGGCTATTGGTGGTGTAGCAGGTTTTCTAGGTGCCAGTAAAGCAGCAGGAGCTCTAGGTGCAGCAGCAGGAGCTCTTAATGCAGTGAATAATCTTTCAAATATGATGCAAGGATCTACATCAGGCGGGAGCGCTCCGTTTAGTAGTGCAGGAAAAACACATGTGCCTGTTAAAAGTTTAGTTTCCGTTGTCTGTCAACCAGTATGGAGCAGAAACAAAGTTAGAACATTTAACTTAGATACTTTTGTTAAAGGTGGATATGTAGATTCTAAACCAGGATATCTATAATGGCAGAATATAAAGATAACAGTCCTTGGCATAAAACATTAGTTGTTAATAATTATTTGAGTTATTTTAGAATCCGACCTATTATTAAGGAAATGGACGATATTTTATACACTATTGAGCCTCAATATAACTACAGGCCTGATTTGCTTGCTTATGATATCTACAAAGATCCTAAGTTATGGTGGGTTTTTGTTCAACGAAATATGGACGTTTTATCAGATCCTATATATGATTTTGTATCGGGCACACAAATTTATTTGCCTAAGTTATCCAATCTTAAAGAAAGTTTAGGACTATAATGAATTTTTTAAATTCTTTAGTAGATGCTGCAACTGTAACAGGTAATGCAGTTAAAAATGTTTTATCAAATGCTTCTCAAGTTACTAGTGGATTTACCGCTATTGCTAATAACGCACAAAATTCTATAAGACAACTAGGACAACTAGGACAAACTAATCTAGGACTACCCACTAATTTAGTTAGCGGAGTAACTTCAAACCTATCAGAAGCTACTGCAACTAGAAATTCTAGTCAAGGTTTTAAACTACCTGAAGTTAGAGAAAATGATCAAGGTATTATAGATAATGAGTTATTTGATTATAGCTTATACAATTATCATTTTACTCTAAGCGTATTAAGTAAAGGACAATATAATTCTTCTAGTTACCTGAGAGGAGATATAGGACAAATAATTTTAGCAAGTGCAGGAGCAGCCAAAGAAGAGGATTTAGTAGCGACAGCCAGCGGAAAGCTAGATTATCATATAGAAGAAATGAGAATCAATGGAGTAGCCGGACTAAATGAAAATACCGGTAATACTAATGCTCTCAGTATTAGTTTTCAAGTAAGAGAGCCTTATAGCATGGGACTGTTTTTTCAAGCAGTTCAGGTCGCAGCGTTTAAGCAAGGTTACAAAAACTATGCTGATGTTCCTATTCTTTTGACTATAAAATTTACTGGGCACTATGATCCTGACAATTTGAATATAGAATCAACAATTAGTAAAAAATTTATTCCTCTTAAAATACGAGAAATACAAATGCGTGTAAGTAGGACTGGGTGCTCTTATGATGTAGAGGCTTATCCTTATAATGAAAGCGGATTTAGCGACAGTTTTAATCAAGTTAAACATGATACTCAGTTGATAGTGGATGATAATGCCCCTAAGACAGTAGAACAACTTCTCCGTAAAAGCGAAAAAAGTTTAAAGCATGTAGTAAATCAATATTATAAAGAGCGTGTTAAGCAAAATACTACTACATTCTACGATGAAATAGATATTGTTTTCCCCGATCAGTCAAGAGATGATGAAAGCCTCAATAAGATAGGCGCTGCAAATTTAGGATTTAACAATTATAATAAAGGTGAAACAGGATTTGCAGATGATAATTTTGTTTATGAAAATGGAGTTTATAAAAGAGGAAAGATGAAGGTTAATCCTTTGAATGGAATTTTTACTTTTGATCAAGGACAATTAGTTACCGACATTATTAATCAAGTAATACTAACAAGTGATTATCCTAAGTTTGCTTTAAAAAATTGGACACCTCAGGGTCAAATAAGATGGTGGAGAATAGATACTAAAATTTATTATAAAGGTGCAGAAGATCCTAATACTGGTTATTGCCCTAAAAAAATTGTTTATAGGGTAGAAGAATATCTTGTAGATGCACAAAAATTTACTAATCCTAATACAAAAAATCCCGGTATTGAAAATAAATGGAGGGAAGTTGTTAAACAATATTTTTATATCTACACTGGACAAAACTTAGATGTTTTAGATTTAAATATTGAGTTTAAGACTGGTTTTTATAAGGCTTTAACAGCTGATCAAGGTAAGTTAGCACAAAATTTACAAGGAACAGGACATGCCACAGGAGGCAGTAATCAGCAGCATATCGGTTCAGAAGATGCTCAGACTCCTAAAGGTAGTGATCCTAGCAACCATAAACTGCCAAGTCAGGTAAGATATAATTTAACTTCGAATAATAATATGAACCAGGGCGGTGCTTTTCAATCTGATGATCCGGTTACGCTGGCAGCAAGACAATTTCATGATTTAGCTACTACAGGTTATGATATGTTAAATTTAGATTTAACTATTCTTGGAGATCCATATTATATAACTAGCAGCGGCACAGGAAATTATAGAGCCAGTTTTACCCAGCGTCAAGGTATAAACTCAGATAGAGAAATGAATTACGAAAGCAATGAAGTTTATGTTGCAGTCTATTTTAGAACTCCTGTAGATCAAAATCCAAGTAATAGGAAAAACGGAGTATGGGATGGAATGTATGATTTCGGTAGTCAAGAAAGTCAATTTCAATTTAGCGGTTTATTTAGAGTTCTAAATATAAAAAGTCAATTTAATAAAGGTAAATTTACTCAGACCTTAGGTTTAATCAGAGTGCCAGACCAAGATAATTTATCTGCACCAGCACCTAAGTTAAATCAATCTAAAAATGATTCAATGAATGAAGATCAACATGGTCCAGAGCAGTTGACTGAATTGGAAGAAGCAGATAATGCAGAATTTTCCTTTACATCAGAAGTAGATTGGCAAGGAACAGGGGCACAAACCTATGAGGAAGAAGAATATGCAAGTCAGCTTGGAGATACTAATCTATGAGTAGCGAAGAAAATAGAAGTTCACCAAATCAGTCCTATAGCAATGGAACCCCATGTTTAGCAAAAGTTATAAGTGTGGCTGATCAGACATATAATGGAGTTTTAGAAGTCCAGCTAATGAGAGAGGTAGGTAGTAATGAAAAAAGCGGCAGTCAAATCAGAACAGTAAAGTATCTTAGTCCATTTTATGGTGTAACTAGTTATGATTTTATAGGTATTAATCCTGACACACATAACGAAACACAAAAAAGTTATGGGTTTTGGATGATTCCTCCTGATGTAGGAAGTTTTGTTGTTTGTATATTTTTAAACGGTGATGAAAAAAAGGGATACTGGATCGGTTGTCCTTTAATGAACGAAAATATGAATTTTAGCACACCAGGATTTGCAGCTACAGAATATATTGTAGACGAAAGTAGGCAAACAGACAGAGAAAAAACTAGAGTTCCTGGGACCGAATACAATAAAAAAATACACGAAGGCAATGAGGATGGAACAAAGAAATCTAAACCTGAGCATCCTCTAGCAAGCTTTTTAGAAAAGCAAGGACTTTTAAAAGACGATACTAGAGGTATTACCTCTAGTAGTGCTAGAAGAGAAGTTCCTAGTATGGTATTTGGTATAAGCACTCCTGGACCTACTGATAAATCGGGCAAGACCGGTAAAGCAGGCAAATCAGAATCTGAAATCAAGAACGCATTTGTCAGTAGATTAGGCGGTAGTAGTTTTGTAATGGATGATGGTGACGATAAATGGGAGCGAGAAAAACATCCTTCAGATGGCCCACCTGATTATAAAAATGTAGAAGAAAATGAAACAGGTCTAAGAGATAGACCGCATAACGAGCTACTACGATTTAGAACGAGAACAGGGCATCAAATATTATTGCATAATAGTGAAGATTTAATCTATATTTCCAATAGTAGGGGAACAGCATGGATAGAGCTCACTAGTGATGGAAAGATTGATATTTTTGCTGAGGATAGCATCAGCGTAAGAACAAAACAAGATTTTAATTTCTATTCAGATAGGGATTTTAATCTTGAAGTAGGAAGAAATTTTAATCTTAAAGTTAATGGAGAAATGCATACTAGAGTCATTAAAGATAGTGTGCTAATTGTAGACAGGGACCAAAAGATCCATATAAAAAATCGATTAGATCAAACAGTTGAAGAAGAGTATAGGCAAACTATTCATGGACATGTAAAGAAAGTTTACAAAGATGACTTTACACATAATATGGAAAAAAGAGCAGATATACGTATAGCTGATGCAATGAGTATGACCATAGGAGATGGGTTGGCTGATCCACAGTGGGCTCCTTACAGAGGTCGTAATGATGATCCAGATGACCCTTGCGCAGACGAACTAGTTGAGCCCATAGAAGATGTAAATGGTCCTACCCCAGATAGGGTAGACATCAAAATTTTTAAGGATACTAGAGTAAATCACGTAGGAGTAAATGTAGATCACACAATAGATGGTTATCAAAAATTAACCGTAGGAGGTGATCAAGATGTTAATGTAGGAGGACATGTGTTTACAACTAGCGGAGGAAATAACGAAACTCATGCTGGCCCGGCTATTATAGAAACAGCTGGAGTCATTCATATGAATGGTCCTACAGCAGCTACAGCAGCTAAAGCAGAAGAATCTGAAGAAGCAAGGGTAAGTGCCAAAGCTACTCCCCAATTATATCTTAGTGAGAATATTCTTCCTGATCTTATTGCGCAGGATGAATGGGAAAACTTGCAGGATCTTATTATTCTTCCCCGCAGAATGCCAACTTATGAACCTTACCCTCATCATGAAAATTTAGATCCAGAAAAATTTAAACCAGACAAGATTATGCGTGATGTCGAGTATAGGTATGATCCACCTGACGACAAAGACTTTAAGAGTCCTGCAAGTCATTGGAGGAAATATACAACAAGCAATGATACATTTAAAAGAAATCCACCAGTAGAAGCAAACACAGATGATGAAGGGAGCTGGGGAATATGACGTCTAATAGTAAATTGTATGATAAGATTACAATAAGACAGGCCAAGAATAAATTTTTGCCCGGCACTAAAACTTATAGAGGATTTAGCACTATAAGTTCTGATGCTGCTAGTTATAGCTTATATGATCTGCAACTTATAAAGCAAGATTTAATTAATAATTTTCATATTAGAATGGGGGAAAGGTTAGAAAATCCTGAATTCGGCACTATAATTTGGGATGTTATTTTTGAGCCGTTGACAGAAGATCTTAAAGCAATTGTTATTAAAAATGTTGAACAGATTATAAATTACGATCCTCGAATAAAAGCAGATCAGGTTATTGTTACAACTTATGAATCTGGTATTCAAATTGAATGTGTGTTAACTTATTATCCTTATAATATTCAAGAAGCTTTACAGTTGCGATTTGATCAAAATAATGGTATAGTAATAGGTTAACTACGTAGTTAATTCTAAAATAAATATAGAAAATTGGAAAAAATATGTCAATTACTGATAGACAAAATAGATTATTAGTTGCCGAAGATTGGCGTAGAGTATATCAAAGTTTTAGAAATGCCGATTTTAAAAGCTACGATTTTGAGAATTTACGACGTGTAATGATAAATTACATAAGAGAAAATTATCCTGAAGATTTTAAT